TTGTGGTACATGATTACACGTTCTTGCCGGATCGTATGTACTGCCAACTCTGCTAATCAGTTAAATCAGGTATTATGGGCTGAGATTCAGAAGTGGGCCAGAAAGATGCCCAAGGGTTTACAAAACCAACTTGAGATTACCAGTGATAAGATTACGGTCAAAGGTGTAGACTCAAGCTGTCATGCTAGAGTGTCGAGAAAGGAGAATCCGGAGGCGCTTCAGGGGTTTCACCACGAGAGGCTTCTTTTTGTTATCGACGAATGTTCTGGTGTGGATGATGTGATCTTTGAGGTAGCGCAGGGTGCGTTATCTACCGAGGGTTCCAAGATCCTTATGGTGGGTAATCCCACACGTAATACTGGCTATTTTTATGATGCTTTTCATAGAAATGCCCACCGTTGGCATAAAATGACGGTGAGTTGTTATGACAGTCCGTATGTGAGTGATGATTTTATTGAAGAAATGAAGTCTCAATACGGTGAGGATAGCAACATTTTCCGCATACGTGCTCTTGGTGAGTTTGGTGAGGACAGTAACGACACGTTGATTGGTAGACACATTGTAGAGTCTGCGATTGCGCGTGAGGTTGATGCTATGAATATCTCGCCCATTTGGGGTTTAGACGTGGCCCAATATGGAAATGACCGCTGTGGGCTTGCTAAGAGGCAGGGAAACGTCCTTATGGAGCCTGTGAAGTCTTGGCAGGGTAAAGACCTTATGGAGACTGTGGGCTTCGTTCTGACCGAGTATGAGGCCACGAGCTTTATGGAGCGTCCGGTTGAGATTTGTGTGGATAGCATAGGGATCGGCGCGGGGGTATGTTCTAGGCTACAAGAGCTTGGTTTACCCGCAAGGGCGATTAACGTTGCTGAGAGTCCTAGTTTGGGCGCACGGTATCAGCGTTTACGTGATGAGTTATGGTTTAAGTGTCGTGAGTGGTTTGAGGCGCGAGATTGTTCGATGCCGGATCAGGAAGAGTTAATCAATGAGCTAACCGCGTTACGCTTTAAGATTTTGTCCTCTGGTAAGTTTAAGGCTGAAGGTAAGGATGAGATGAAAAAGCGTGGTTTGCGCTCTCCTGACTTAGCTGATGCGTTTATATTGACGTTTGCAAGCCAAGCGATGAAAGCGGCGGGTTCGGTAGATCATTATAGTTTTTCTGGTGATTTGGACTACGGCAACAGTAATTGGATTGTGTAATGGCATTAGCAAGTAAGGTTAAGCGGCTCCCAAGTGGGCGTGTGCAGTATAACGGCGAGACATTTCCTGGGTTTAACAAGGTTCAGCGTACCCCAGGTGGGTCTAAGAAGTTCAAGGTATTAGCTAAGAAGGGGCCAAACGTTAAGAAAGTGACCTTTGGCGATCCTTCGATGAGCATTAAAAAGGGGAACAAGTCTAACAAGGCGAGTTATTGTGCTCGTTCTGGTGGGATTAAGGGTAAAAATGACAAGTTTTCTGCAAATTATTGGTCACGCAGAATGTGGGATTGTTGAGGTAAAACATGCAATATATGAAGATGTATAGTAGGCCAAAAGTCAATAAAATGAAGGAAGTAGCAGACGCAGTTGACGCGATGGTGGATGAAGTTAAGACCGCTAAGAAGTCAACTAAGAAGCGCAGACCTTCGTATAAATCGCGTATGGCGGGAACGCAAACAGGGAAGTATTCCTCTGATGCCTAAGAAAGCCCCTGTTCCAAAGAATAAACAGCTTTATTCTCGTGTGAAGAGTGAGGCTAAGAAGAAGTTTAAGGTATACCCTAGTGCTTATGCAAATGCGTGGTTGGTGCGTGAGTATAAGAAGCGTGGGGGCACATACGCTTAATGGCTAAGTATCGCGGCGGTTTAACCAAATGGTTTGCGGAAGATTGGCGTGATGTAAAGACAGGTAAGCCGTGTGGACGCAGCGGTAAGAAGGATAAGGGGCGTCCTTATCCGGCGTGTAGACCTGCGAGTAAAGCAAGGACAGCCAAGGCTAAAAAGGCTGCAAAACGTAAGACAAGTTCAACCAGAATTAGTTGGGATGTTTAGAAAGGAATTGTGATGCCAGGATATCATAAAGGTAAGAAAAAGGGCGGCAAGAAAAAGTAATGCCTAAAATGGATGATGAGCGTTTTCGCAGTGCCTTACAGCATGAGATACAAAGCGCGGTAAACTATTACGACAGTGAGTTCTCACAAGATCGTACAGATATACTTAGCTATTATCTTGGTGAGCCATTTGGAAACGAGGTAGAAAACCGTTCTCAAGTGGTTGCTACGGAAGTCTCAGACACGATTGAATACATCATGCCGTCTTTGATGAAGATGTTTGCATCCTCACCGGAGTTCGCACGTTTTCACGCAAGAGGTCCAGAGGACGTTAAGGCAGCCGAGCAAGCCTCTGATTTAGTTAACTTTTCTATCAATAATGATAATCGTGGTTTTGCTGTTTTACACAATTGGTTCAAGGACGCTTTGTTATTTAAGCAAGGTTGTGTGAAGTTTTATTGGGAAGAGACTGACACGGTTGAGAATGAAACATTAGAGGGTTTGACTGAGGATGAGTTGACCTTTCTGGTGCAAGATCCAAGCGTTGAGATTGTTTCTCAGGATGTGACTGAAGTTGGTATTATTGATGAGGCCACAGGTCAGGAAGTACCGCAAGAGTTAAGTTTTAGCGTTGAGATTAAGCGCAAGACTAAATCCGGTAAGGTTAAGATAGACAATGTACCCCCTGAAGAACTGATTTTTTCTCGTAGGGCTACTTCTTTAGAGGATTGTGCATTTATAGCCCACCGTACTCAAGTTCGGGCGGGTGATTTGATTGAGCAAGGTTATGACGCTGATGTGGTGTTAAACTATTCCGGATATGATGATCTTGATGATGAAGCAGAACGTCAGGCACGTTTTGAAGAGTTAGAGTCTGGTGATCGTCATGAAAGCCATGATCCGGCTATGCGTGAGGTCTTGGTGACTGAGGCGTATATTCGTGCAGATTATGATAGTGATAATATACCGGAGTTACGGCGTGTTGTGGCGTTGGGTGACGGTGTAGAGATCCTTGAGAATGAACCGTTTGACCATGTGCCATTTGCGTTATTATCGCCAATTTTAATGCCGCATAGAATGGTTGGTAGATCTGTCGCTGAAATGGTGATGGATTTACAGATGATAAAATCCACTATTTTGCGTCAAATGTTGGATAATTTGTATTTGACTAATAATAGCAGGGTTGCAGCGGTTGAGGGTCAGGTAAACTTTTCTGACTTGCTATCGTCACGTCCTGGTGGCGTTGTGCGTACAAGAGCACCAGGAATGGTGCAAGCTTTACCTGTTCCACAGATCGGTTCAACTGGTTTTAACATGCTTGAGTATGTTGATCAGGTCAGGGATCAGCGCACAGGCTTCTCTAAGGCGTCTATGGGGCTTGATCCATCTACTTTGCAGTCCACCACTGCAAGCGCGGTAAACGCTACTATACAAGGCGCACAGCTAAAGATAGAAATGATTGCTCGTGTGTTTGCTGAAACCGGATGCCGTGATTTGGCTAAAGGTGTATTTACGGTTTTACAAAAGCACCAAGATAAAAAGCGTACTATTCGTATGCGTGGTGACTTTGTGGCGATTGATCCTTCCGCAATGGAAAACAACTTTGATTTATCTATTGAGGTTGGCCTTGGTAATGGGCGTGAGGATGAAAAAATGGCTATGTTGCTACAGATCCTTGGCAAGCAAGAACAGTTGTTACAACAATTAGGGCCGAATAACCCTGTTGTGAAGCCAAGCCAATATGTGAATACGTTGAAGAAAATCGCAGAAATGGCGGGATTTAAGGACACAGATCAGTTCTTTAACTCTGGTGAGCAAGTCGATCAGATGGTTGCTCAGATGGGTCAACAGGAAGGTCCAAGTCCGGAACAAGCAAAAGCTGAAGCTGAATTGCAGTTGAAACGTGAGAAAATGCAAGCTGAGTTGCAGCTAGAGCGTGAGAAAATGCAAGCTGAAATTGAGCTACGTAGGCAAGAGCTACAAGCTGAACTTCAGTTACGTCAACAGAAACTGGCCTTTGGTGGTCAGGTATCGGATAATTTACCAAGAGCATGACAGATTTTATTAGTGAGCAAGACAGGGGCGCAAAGGCCGCTGATGTTTTGCGGAACCCATTAGTTGTAGAAGCATTTGAAGAATTACGAAAAACGTATGTCTTAGGTTGGTCAGGTAGTGATCCGCAAGACACCGCTTTTCGTGAGCAATGTTTCCACTTGTTGAAAGCGCTTGAAGCTTTCGAAGGGCATTTTGAAAGTGTTGTAACAACTGGAAAGATGGCCTCTCAACAAATGGAAGAATTGCGAAGGTAACTTAACAATTTGGAGATTTTTATATGTCTGGTACTCAATCTGAATCCAGTCTTTCGCAGCATGATGCTGTAAATTTACTTTTGGACACCCAAGCCCCTGAAGAGGCAAGCGAGGAAGTTCAAGAGCCTAGTGCCGAAACTGAAGTAGAGGCAACCGAAGAGGAAACCGTAGAAGCTGAAGCCGCTGAAGAAAGCCAAGCTGAAGCCGAAGAGGTAGAAACTGAGGAAAGTGATGAGGAATACGAGGAAGAAATCGTAGACACTTATCGCGTCAAGGTTGATGGTGATGAATATGATGTAACTCAGGAAGAGTTGATCAAAAACTATCAGCTTGAGCAAACTGCTCAAAAAAGGCTTATGAAGGCGTCTGAAGAGCGTAAAGCTTTGGATGCTGAAAAAGCACAAACTGAGCAAGTTCGTACACAGTATGAACAGGCTTTAGGTCTTATGCAGCAACAATTACAAACGGCTAATCAACCAAAGGATCAGGCGTATTGGGATAGTCTGTATGAGAGTGATCCACTTGAATATGTTAGACAGCGCGATACTGAGCGCGACAATCAAGCCAAAATGCAAGCTGTTCAGGCAGAACAATTGCGTTTGCAACAAGAAAACTTGCAACGTGAGCAAGCTAAATTACTTGAAATGATACCGGAGTGGAAAAATTCTGAGGTGGAAGCCAAAGAAAAAGCTGCTTTGGTGAGCTACGCTAAAGAGCGTGGTTGGACAGATCAAGAATTAGCAAACACAGTTGATAGTCGCTACATTGAGTTAATGCGTAAAGCGTACCTTTATGACAATTTGCAGTCGGGTAAACCCATTGCAAAGAAGAAAGTTAAGGCCGCACCTAAGATGGTTAAGAGTGGTCAACCGAAATCTAAGGCTGACTCTGCAAGTGATCGGAAGCGTAAGGCTTTTGAAAACCTGAAGAAAACAAATAGCCGTGATGCGGCTGTTCAATATCTTTTAACTCGTTAATCTAAAGGAGGCCAATTATGGCTACATATACTAGCTCTACAGCTATTGGAGAGCGCGAAGATCTCAGCGATGTGATCTACCGCATTAACTAAGATCGGTGCGGTATAAACTGGGTGAACTGCTGGAACCCTAAGTCAGAAATGATATGGCAATCAGCATCCAAGCTACCTACACAGCGGTAGAAGGTTCAGAGACTACCTGAGAGGTTAGACCTCTTAATAACAGGCTAGAGCGCCCAGAACTATAGCTACATTTGCGTTATAGTTATGATATAGTCCAATCCTCATCGAAAGGTGAGAGGGAATGCGATCCCGATGAAACTCCACTAGTTTCAAACTCACAGAAAGAAACCACAAAAGGTATCTTTCACGAATGGCAAGTCCAAGAGCTTGCAGCGGCGGCAGCGGACAATCACGCCAATGAAGGTGCTGATTATTCATACGTCAATCCCGCTGTAACAACACGACTTGGCAACCACCACCAAATTGCGGTCCAAGCGGCTTCAGTATCCAATACTTTGGATGTTGTTGACAAAGCGGGGCGTGATAAGGAAACTGCGTTGACTTTACACTAGCGCAGTATAAACCATGTGAACTCAGGGAAAGCCTAAGTCAGAAATGATATGGTAATCCTGAGCCAAGCCCTGCAAAGGGAAGGTGCAACGACTATTCCGTAAGGAAGTACACTCAAGTGAGTGGAAGCGCATGGATCAGCAAGTTGCTGATGTGATATAGTCTCAACTTTATGTGAAAGCATAAGCAGTCGAAAGACGGTCTAGTATTAACGACACTAGGCGAAGATAATTGATGTGAAAGTTCTAAAAGGAATTGAGCAACGGCGCGATATAGAGAAATCTCTATTCGCCAATGAAGCTCGTTCAGGCTCAGATCCGCGTAAATGCGCGAAGCTTATCACTTGGATTACCAATGGTGATGCGCCTAGTGATATGGCGTTTGCAACAGGCGACGGTTCTGACACTGCTGACCTAACTGGTACAGCTAGAGCTTTAACTTTGGCTCAGATAGATGCTGCTATGTTGGCTGCATACAATGACGGTGGAAGCCCGAATATGTTGCTTATGTCACCAACAAATAAGCAGAACTTTTCTGATTTATCATCAGGCTCAGTTGCTACGGCGCAGTTAAACTACACTGCACCACGCGATATTGCTATCGTCGGCTCAGTATCACTTTATTTGAGTGATTTTGGTGAGTTGGCTGTAACGATTGACCGTCAGGCTAACAACTCAGAGGTATATCTGATTGATACTGATTACGTTTGCATAGGCTCCCTCCCAGGCCGTATGTTTAGCGTAAGTGACGTTGCCGCTACAGGTGACGCCACAAAATTCGCTATTGTGAGCGAATACACTTTAATCGTCAAAGCGCCCAAGGCACATGCGGCGGTTATTGGTTTAGATGGAACTTAAATTTTCTCCATATTCACAACACTAGGGGCGGCTAGTTCGCCCCTTTTTTATTTGAGGTTTTAATGAAAAAGTTACTGAATTTAGATCCAATCACAGGGAAGCGCACAGTTTTTGAAAGTGGCGCTGATGGCCACAGAGTTACAACAACTGTGAACGTTGATCCGGTGAAGGATTTAGCAAAAGAGAGTGCCAATGATTATCGCTACGGTGATATGATTGGGAATACTCAAAAGCATAAGCACAAAGTCGGTGAAATCCCTGCCATTCTTTATCATCATTTGGTGGAAAAGTTTGGGCAACCAAAGGACAATCCGAAAGCTTGGATGCAGTGGCTTGAAGAAAACAAAGGTTTTAAGGCAACAGGCGGTAGGCTTATCTAATGGCGATTACAACGTACACAGAGCTAAAGACAGCTATTGCTAACTTTTTGGCTCGTTCCGATTTAACTGATCGTATTCCTGAATTTATATCTCTTGCTGAGTCAAGAATGAGTAGGGAGCTAGAAACGCGGTCACAGGAAAAACGTGCGACAGCCCTAACGACTTCCGGTGATGAGTTTATATCACTGCCAACTGATTTACGGCGTATTAGGCTTGTTAAGAATAACACAAGTTCGGTTGAAGTTTTAGATTATGCAACACCAAAGGATTACTATGAAAAGTATGCTTCCTCTGGTGGCGGTAGGCCAAAGCTTTATACAATTATTGGCGCTGAGATTGCTATGCGTCCTATTCCAGATAGTGCGTATACAATAGAGATTATTTACGGTGAGGATATATCCGCATTATCAGATGCCAACCTTACCAACACAGTTTTAACACGTCACCCAGACGTATATTTATATGGTTCATTATCCGCTGCACATATCTTTTTAATGGATGAGGCAAGGGCCGCGCAGTACGACACACTTTTCTCAAGAGCAATAGAAGAGATTAATAAGGATAATGATAAAGCGTTCTTTGCGGGTTCGCTTTCAATGAAATCTGATTATTTAGGAGCGTAAAAATGAGTGCAATGTCAGACTACCTTGAGCTAAAGGTATTAGATCACGTTTTAGGAACAAC